TCTCTTAATATTTCGAGAAGTCAGTTTAATAATTCTTTTCGTTCCTTACTTACTAACTTTAAATCTCCCGCAGTTCCAGTCGGCCTAAACATTAGCGCATCTGGAGTTGGTATCGGAGAGCAGGATGGTATGTTATATAGGAGTGCTACAACTAATGCACTTTATATTTCAGATTCTGTGCATGCAAAGTCATCACCTGTTGGTGGTAATTTTACTCGTGTTGGTATAGGTAATCGTGTTGAAAACGGTATTACAGCTCTTACCGCTAATATTGCGTCTTATGAAATTGGTGAACTTGTAGCTACACCGTCTGCTTCAGGATCTCTTTCTGCAAACGCTCGACTTTATTTGATATCGGCTAATAATGGTACTATGGCAGATGTAGTAGATGTTGGTATACCCCCTACTAATGGTTCAATTCAGAATACCATGCTTGGAGTTGGATCAGTTGATCTAGGTCGTGTAAATTTTGCAAAAGTTGGATTTAGTTTAGACTCTTTTGACGGTGTTAGTGATTATGAATCTAATACAACTTTGAAAGTTTCTGGTTTAGCGGGTGTTAATACATCAATAGGGTTAGGCACATTAAATAACGGTAACGTTGCAGTAGTTCATAGAACTGATGCAGCTGCCACTTCATCACTCAATGGTTTGCATGTGATGAAAACGCCTGGTAATTATGCCAATTTAGCTGCTGCTACGTTGAGCCAAAATTCCATTGAGAATGATTCCGACTCTACACCAGCCCCGCTTTTACCAGCTGGCTCAATTATTATGTGGACTGGATCTTCTGCCCCAAGTGGGTGGTTGTTATGTGATGGTTCCAATGTAAGTAGAACTACTTATGCCTCTTTGTTTGCGGTATCAGGCACCGCTTACGGTACAGGCGATGGTTCTAGTACTTTTGGTCTTCCAGATTTAAGAGATAGATTTCCACTAGGCAAAGGTACAAACAATTCAACTCTTGGGACAGAAACTGGTTCTACAAGTGCGAGCTCTGTTCTAACCACTAATGCGGATGGTGATGGTGATTTAACTGTAGGTACAACTTCCGTTGCCGCAACAGCAAAAGACTCTACATCTACAACTGTTGTAAACTCTGTATCACAAGCTTCTCATACACATACTTTAACTGTTCCATCCTCGGTCGTTAACTATATTATTAAAACTTAATAGGAGAAAAAATGAATTATTACTTTAAAATTGACATTACAGAACACGATGATAATCCTTTTGCATATTTTGCATTAAAGGACTATGACAAAGGAAAACGTGCACCTCTTGTAAATAGGCACTTTCCACTTGATTTAATTTCAGAGCAGGAGCCAAAACTCTTAGAACTAGTAAAAGATGAAATCGATCATGCATACTATGAAGAAAAAAAATCTTCAATTGTTAATATGATATCAGAAGAAGGGGTTGTTTTAGGAGAAATGTCAAAGGATGATGTTGAATACCTAAAAAATCTTGCAATTGATATTTGTATAAATGAAAAATATGATGAACTTTTAGCTCCTCCTTCAGTTGATCAACAAGTTGAAGATTTTATTAAAGAGTTTTTTGAACCAGAATCAGATGTTAAAGATATTGAGGACATTGATGGGGACACACCTTTGGATCAAAAAGATTTCTTAGCAGAGTTTTTTGCTGAACTTGAGGAAGAAAACGAAAAAGAGAATTAGGAGTACTAATGGCATTAACCCGAGTTACATCATCAGTAATAAGTTCGAATGTAATTACTTCAGAGTTATTACAAAACAATATTATTCAAGAACGTCATATTCAGCCTGGAGCTATTACCGCAGGGGCGCTTGACTCAAGTGCAAATGCTATTGCTGTTGAAATTCGTGCTAATGCTAATTTAGATATCGTACAAGACAATGTTGTAGCAGCTGAGGCCAATATAGTCCTCAACACTTCTAATATTGATTCTTTTGCAAGTTTCGCAAATACTAATCTTGATACAAAAGCTAACGTATCCGTTACTTTCCTCTCGTTATCATCAAACGATTTTGTAACATTTACTAGACTCAATTCTAACATTGACGTTGTTCAAAACAATGTTGCTGCTATAATTAATGGAACAACAGCCTTCACTGGTCAAGTGACAATGAATGATGACTTGGTAGTAACCGGAAACTTGGTTATAAGCGGAGATACAACTACAGCAAACTCTGTTAATATGATCGTTCAAGACAGAATCATCATGTTAGCAAACTCTGCTACAGGAACACCTGCTGATGACATAGGTTTCTTGTTTAATCGGGGAAATCAAGGTAATGCAGCAATATTTTATGATGAGTCTGCCAAAACATTTAAAATTTCTGACACAAAAGATCCATCTTCAAATACGACTTTATCTCCAGTTACCGCTGGAAATCTTGATGTAGGCATACTAACAGCTACTACTATTAAGTATAATGGTGCTGATTTAAACACCTCTATTAGTGATAATGTTGCAGCTTTAACAACTAATATTAATACTCTTGATGCAAATGCAGATGCAATAGAGTCAAGAAGAGTTACAAACGTAGGTGTAATGGATTCAAACGATTTTGTTACTTTTACCCGACTTAACGCTAATTTAAATTCAACTACAGACAATATTAACACAGTTTCAGATAATGTAGCTGCTATTACTGGAGGAGCAACACTTCTTACTCCCTTTACGAATGTAAATACAGCACTTGGCACATCAAATGTGTTTTTTATTGGTCAGGACTGCGCAAACGATTCAAATGTTCTTGTTGTTACTCTCGATGGAGTTAGACAGCACCCAACCGCAGACTGGATAGGAAACTACTCTAACGACACAGTTCAATTTGTTGATGCTACTATCCCCTCTGGCACAATTGTTTCAATTACTTCATTAGGTTAATAATGAGACAAATTAGACAACTTACTACAGAGTTAACGTTTAGGTGTAACGCTAAATGCCCGGCATGTCATCGTTGGAAGCCTCTTCGTATTAATCTAAATGACGCAAAATATACAATCACCTTAGAACGCTTTACTCAACTTTTCAATCCAGAGTTACTTCAAAACTTAGAATGGTTAGTGCTCAATGGGAACTTTGGCGACTCTATAATGAACAAACAGTTTCGTGAGATTATTTCTTATGTAAAGTCTAATGGCACACGTCTTTTGATTCATACTAATGGTGGTATACATAATCAAGAGTATTGGACTGATGTAGGTAACATTCTTACAAAGCGTGATATTATAAATTTTGATTTAGATGGTTTAGCAGATACTCACCATGTCTACAGAATCAACACTCAGTTTGATAAAGTGCTAGAGAATGCAAAATCAGTTATCGCAACAAACCGTGCACAAGTGCATTGGAAATATATTGTGTTTGAACACAATAAACACCAAGTAGAGGATGCCCGTGAGATAGCAAAACAAGCAGGGTTTACAACTTTTTCTACAGTCAAAACATCACGTGATGTGTTTGCTCCTAAAACAGGTTCTTTTGTTCATTCTAAAAAGACTCAAGAGTATCAACAGGCTGAGAGAAAGATTCATTGTGTATGGAATGATTGGGGAAAATGGTACATCTCTCCAGAAGGTTTAGTTTTTAGGTGTTGTTGGACAGGTGGTCACTACTATGATCAACAAAATGATAAATTTTATTATCCACCCCAGTTTGAACGAATGTTTAATGGATTTGAAGTTCCCATCCAAAAAATTATATCTTACAATTATTGGACAAAGTTACAACAATATTTACAAGGATATGACCGATCGTTCAAACTATGTAAATCACAGTGCGGAAAGATTGTTTCATCTATAGAGAAGACAGAAGAAAATTTAAAAACAGGTGAGCAGACTGAAGTAGATGCAAAAAACCAATGGGGAAATTAATGAGAAAACCTGAAGTATTACGCAAAATTGGAAAATTTAAGTTTTTAAGATTCCCTAATCAGGGTATACGCCGTAATAAACGGATTAGAGAACTTGCCACATCAGGAAAATTAAGTTATCCTACACTTGAAAAATTTATTGAGCGAGAACGTTCGCTTGGATATCCAATTAAATATTCTAAACCTATAGGCTTTAAAAGGAAACGCAAATGAGAAAAGATGGACACACAGACGTATCTTCTTCACGTAGAATGTGCAAAACTATTATAGAAGATGCAAATGATATTTTAGACGCATTACCAAGAGATATGGAAGCTTCTCTTCCGACTTGGTGGACGAACAAACTGGCAAAAAGTTCAGCATATATGAATAGCACTCGTGATTATTTAGTATACTCTGATTTTCCAATGCAAGAGCCTCGTGAAGAAATGAATGATGAAGAGGTAATGATTCCTATGGGTCAAGTAAAAGTTGGTGACTATCAAACTAAACACTTTGACATATGCCCTGCTGCGCAAGCAGTGTATAAAGATATTGAGCCTTCAGATGAGGCAGTAGAATCTGCTATACTCCATGATATGTTATTTAAGGTAGAAAAGAAAGCTATTGCAGATAATACAT